TCTGGGTAGACTAATCCTTTTGATGGAAGTTCAATTATTTCCGTTGGGAAATCAAATTTTTTATTTTCGTTCATAACTAACTACGTTTGTTTGTATATATAAATACATAGATTTAAAAAATTTGGAAATAAAAAAGGGATACCTTTCGAGTATCCCTTTAGTTTATAGTTTTTTCTTAGATTAGAATTCAAGAATTGCGTAATCGTAAGATAATGTTAACTCAATAGTAGCAGGTTCGTTAGAATCAAATGCTAAATCACCAAAGTTAGCGGATTGAATAAATGCACCTTTAATAGTCCATTGTTCAATTTTATCACCAACAGGACCTAACATATAGAATGTGATATCTTTTTTATAGAAATCAGCGTATCCTCTTCTACCAGTGATTGATTCATGTCCCAAACGTACCCACTCCATAACAGCCTGAGCTGCAGATGGTACAATCGGGTCATAAAGAGTAACAGTAATATCTTGCCACTCACCTTTACCTTGCAACTTTCTTTTGATGTTGATGTGGTCTAACACAACGTTCTCAAATTGAATTGAAGGTCTAGCTGCCGCTTTTACCATATATGATGGGATACCGTCAATCTCCATCACATAACGATTCTTCATCTTAGGTTCGAAGTTCGTATAGAACATCTTATCAAACTCTAGTATTTCTGCCATTTTTTTGTCCTTTAATTTATATTAATAAATATTCGTTTACCTGTTTTTTAGTATTATGCTGAAAAACTTGCTCCAGTTGGTAAGATGTTGAAATCAATTACGATGAATTCAGCGGTCTTAGCCGGTTGTAAGAATATTTGTCCAGCCATAATGTTTCTATCTATAACATCAGGTGTATTGTTTGTTTCATCCATCACAACTTTGAATGCGTATAAACCTTGTCTTTGTTGAATTGCTTCTAAGTATGGGTTTACAGTGTTCAAGAATCTATTTCTAGTTGTAGAAGTGTTTTGTTCGAACACTAAGTAACGAGATGTAGATGCGATGTACTTCTTAACAGTGATAAGTAATCTTCTTACGTTGATTCTATCTAATGCTGAAGCCTTATCTTGCAATGTCTTCTGTCCGAATGCTACAATACCTTGTCCAGGGAATGCTGCAATTGGGTTTACTTTGTTCTCATATAGAGTATCTCTTTCCGCATGTGTAAGTCTATTTAATACACTTACTGCTCCAGTGATACCACCTCTATTCAAACCAGCAGGTGCGAACCATTCTGCTGCTAATCTATCGTTAGAAGCGAATACAGCCGGCATCAATACTGATGGTGGAACTGAAGTTATTTTGTTTGTATTAGTATCCACTGTCTTAACCCAAGGATAGTAAGTACCAACATAGTTTGAATCTACTGCGTTTGCTTGCTCAGTTGCTTCAGTTATTGTTGAATTTACTTCAGTAAAGTCAGCGATATAGAATGCATCTTGTCTATCTTCTACCATATCAATTACTTTTGTAGTAATAGATGGGTGTAAAGAACGGATGATACCAGGAGTTACAACTAAGTTAATATCCCACTCATCAGGATTTCCAACAGCGTTAATTGCTTTATTATATGCAATAGAACCACTTGCTGTTGATTTAGAACAGTCAAATCCTTGCGTATTTGCTGCTGATATGTTACTTCCTAAGTTTGCTTTAGTTCCAGGGAATAAACCATCGAATCCATATTGGAATCCTAAAGTAAATTGTCTCTTAACCATATCAGATGCAGCCGAACCTGTCATCTTATAAGTTAATTGAGAATCAAATGCGAATAGTACGTTTGCACCAGCTGCTGCTCCAACAGGAATAGGTGATAAGTATTGTACGTTATCATCAGCTATACCAACAGATTCAAAATCAAATCCACTATAATAAATTGGAGATGAAGATGAGTTATTTGCCGAACCAGTTTGGTAAACAACTGCAGGTACATAAGAATCTTGTGTTGAGTTATTTGTTTGTATTGGATTCACATAAGCTGTATGTCCAAATGGTGCTGCTGAAATTGGGAATGAACCTGCTTCAGATACAACTACTCTTACATATTTTGATTTGTTTGAGTAATCACCATTTTCAGTAATCTTACCATCGTTATCGATAGTTAAATATCTATCACCAATTCTTCTAGCAATATAGTTTGGAGAAGAAGGGTCTAAGTTTACATTGTTAAATGTTTCTACAACTACTTTTCTCTTATCAGTATCACTATAAGAACGAATTGTTACAGTAAATACAGAATAATCAGTTGCACCATCTTCACCAGCTGCTTTCACATTTGAAATACCAACTTTGAATTTAGTGTTATATGGAGTACCATGTCCTAAAGTTACAAATTTAAATAATTCGTATCTTGTATTATTATCATCTTTTTGAGAAATAACCCAAGGTGTTTCAGCTGCAGAAATATCACCATACTTTTGAGTAGGTAAATTAAGTTCACTAACTACTGCTAAAGCCGTATTGGTATTTGAACCTGTAAAGTTTAATGCTACATTTTCGAAATATTTATATGCATATGCTGTTTTAGCACCAAATACAGATTCACCAAATACATCAGCAATATCATTAGTTGCTAAGTTTATAATAGATGCGCTAAAAGAACCACTAAGTGATGCACCTGAAGCAACAAAATTACCACCACCTTCTACACTTGTATTAATAGTTGTTGTTGCACCATCAAATCCAACTCCTTTATTTCCGTTAGCTGTTGAGTAAAGAACTCCAACTATTTTAGTTCCAACTGATGCAACAGAACCACTAGCTACAATAGCCAAAGGAGCTACTTGGTGATAACCACCAATACCACCAACTCTTACGATGGTAGCGCTTCCTGCTTCTTGCAAATATCTTTGTACCGCATATTCGGTATAATAAGTTCCATCAGGTGTTCCGAAAATTTCTTCGAATTCTGATTGTGTTCTCACAATAGTTGGGATAAACGCTGGTCCTTGCTTAAAAGGTCCTATAAACGCTGCTCCAATTTCTCCTACTCCTTGTGCTAAGAATGATAGGTCATTTTCTCTTGTGAATACGCCAGGTGATACGATTCTTTCTGCCATTTTATTTCTCCAATTTGTATTTTAGGTTTTGTATTTGTTATTAGTTGTAAAAATACACATATAAATATAAAGAAAATGTCCAAAACACAAATCTATTTACTAAACTATGTTTTGGACACTAAATTATAAAAATATTTCAAATTACCTTATACAGGCTGTGGGTCTACCCCATACATATTACTTCCAGATGTTGGAGCCCAAGGTAAATCTGCTTCCATTACCATTACTCTATGGTACTTATTTACATTGATTTGCTTATCTATCTGGCCTTGTATATGGTCCCAATAATTTAATCCACGATTTGAACCACTAACTATATCTTTTACCCAACCTATAACTTGCTCTTCTGTCAAATTTTGATATTCGGTAAAATTGTTAGTATCTACTGAATTTAAACTTAGAGGTGTTGCTCCGGTAAAACTACCAGAATAACCATTTTCATCAACTCCTACCAAGTTCCAATAGGTATTTACCACAACGTTTGATAATTCGTCTGTGTTTTGCTTTTTTATACCTGTTAATTTCCACTCGTATGTATATCCCATAATGTCTATTTTTTTAATAAATATTTAATTTTATTATTTTAATCTTCCAACGAACCACTATAATAGTCTGTTGTTAATAAATGTCTATAAGCTTGTGCCATATGGTCTAATTCAGATGGTACTTCTAAGAAAAATTTACATTTATGGTCCATACCCTCAGTACCAATACTAACTCCATATTGATTATCCGCAGGATTTATTCCAATAAACCCAATCGGTCTTGCTTCATTTTCTCTAGCTTCTTTATCTTTCCAAACGGTTACTGCTATTTCAGCAGTGTATCCAGCTTTCCAATAAACTTCAGTACCCATACTTCTATCCATTGGAGTTAAACCATCTGGTCTAGAATGGTCAACGGGTGGTCTTATATCACCCATTCTTTTTTCAATTTTTACATTTGTAACTACATGATACGCATTTGATACAGTTACTCCAGTTCCAGGTAATTCGTAATCTCTAATTAGTGCCATAGTTTATCCTTTATTATTAAGTATTAATTTGTTTACAATTTCTTTCAATTCTTCTATTTCTTTTTCTTGATTTTTTATAATTTCGTTTTGTTCCTTAATTGCTTCAATAAATACACCAGCTAAGTTACCATATGCAACGCCATACTCATCCACATCTTCAGCGTATGTTACAGCTTCAGGTACAATTTCAAGTACTTCTTGTGCGATTACTCCTACTTGTCTTGTTTTAGTTTCATCTTTAATTCTATTGTAGAACACACCTCTCATATTCAACACTCTATCTAATGCGTTATCAATAGTTATAATGTTTTCTTTTGCACGTCTATCAGAGTATGCTACAATGTTTTCAGTAGCATAAATACCTCTATTAACATATATACCATATGCCCCAGACGTTGCTGAAGTTCCAAGTCCGGTACAGTTATTTCCAAGCGAATGATACAATACCCATCTTCCTGCATTTTGTAAGTATATTCCACCATTACCACTCTCCCACATAAAGTGTGGTAAATATGCTGAGTCGATTGCGTGACCATACCATCCATTTCTATTACCATTCATTCTCCACGCACCATATGTAATATCATTTGGATACCAGTGTGCTCCGTTTATTCCAGAATAATGTCCATGATAACCAGTAAGGTTAGTCCAAGTGTATTGATAATTGTATCCACTACCACCATTAAACTGCCATCTAATAGTACCCATTGGATAATCATCATATATACGAGTTCCTTCGTATGATGAGTTTGCACCTAATTTAATACCAGTATGATATGCTATTCTTAAGTCAGGATAAGGATAGCCCCATCCACCAGCCTCTTGGAACATATTATATGCTTCAGCACCTATTCCAGAATCTCCACCAGGGTAACGGAAACCATATCTTCTACATTCAATAAATTGTAAGTTTGAGTTACTATTAGGGTCACTATACCAAGAACTATCATTGTTATCATACATTATTGGTGTATAGAATTGACCACCCTCAGCCATTAATGCTACTCTACCATTGTTAAATCTATATTCTAAAATATCACCACTATCATCACCCCAGTTAACAACAAGGTTGTAATCATTATAACCACCACCTCTAGTCACCATACCAATAGAAGCACCATCAGATGAACGTTGGAAGTGAATACCCCACATAGCACCAGGTGAATACATTGGATATGAACCTTGCGTTTGGTCATATCTACCTAACCAAGCAACATCACTCCAGTTAGGGAATCCGTTTGGTGAGAAATAGTCAATCACACGAACCGCACCTCTAAAGTTTGCAGAAACACCAGAAGTACTTGGGTCAATGTACCAATATGTATCATCGGAATCATAGAATATTGGTGCTCTAAATGAACCATTTGCCCAAACAGTACTACCATTATCCCAACGTAAGTTCCAACCATACATTGATGTTGTTGCACCCCAACCCAATCTCCAATCGTTTGTTGTTTGGTTACCAATCAATCCCCAATATGTAGATGGGTTATTGAATGCAATAAATCCACCAGAGTTATTAGCTCCATTCATTTGAATAGAGTTACCACTCCATACAACCATATAACGAATTTGTGAAGTTCCGTTAGGGTCTAAGTAGAATGTAGTATCATCTCTATCATAAATGAAGTTTGTACGAATTTCGTATAAGAATGTTCTATTACCAGAGTAGTGGTTAATATAAGTTTCGTATCCGTTTTGACAATCTAAGTGTAAGTTACCATTCGTTACAACCGCAGACCCCCAGCTATTTGGTCTACCATTAGAACCCACATACATATATGCTCCCCAAGACGGGTTTGGTCCATGCAATGCCCCACCTCTAATTCTTAAAGCATCATTATCAGTTGAGTTAGGGTCTAATTTATATCCAGTATCATTTGAATCATAGAATATTGGTGCTCTTAAAGAGTTAGCTGCCTCTAAGTAGTTATAAACATAAGTGTAGTTAATACCCCAATATTGGTTTGTATAACGAGTACCAGATGTATTAGTATTATAAAGAACGATACCACCATCTTGCTCAAAACGGAAATAACCTTGTCCATGGCTAGTATTCATTCTACCCCAATAATATGTATTGGTATTAGCGTTTAAGTTATTATCAACATTATATCCAAATCCAGCACCATTCCAAGTGTTACCAGGTTCAGATACCCAAGCCTGTAAACTAACTTCACCTTGCCCAGAACCATTGTATGCAGAACCTAAAGATAATCTCCAAGAAGAACTTCCGTGGTCACCAATTACATGCAATCTTTTTGATGGCAATGCATAACCAACTCCCAAATACCAAAGTCGAGAATCACCATTAGGGTCAACACGATAGTTAGGGTCGTTTGCATCATAGAATATTGGTGCTCTCATTTCACCAGCAGCATATATGGTACTATTTGACCAAATATATCCTGTATAATGTGAAATCATTGCAGCAATTCTACTACTACTATTGTATCCAACCCAACCTGGCATTGAAGGTCCATTTGATTGACCTACAAAGAATGTTTCTGCACCTACAGTTGAATATGTACCATACGTTTGTCCAGATTGAGAACCTTTATTAAAATAGAATATACCCCAACCTCTTGCGTTTTCTTGGAATATCCAGTTATTATTTTCAGATACATTTGATACTAAGAATGTACCACCATCATTATTTTGCGTTACATATGAATTTACAATTAATTCATTTAAACGAGATGTTCCATTAAAATCTAAATAATAAGAACCATCAGTACTATCCTGAATATATGGAAGATATAAGTTATTTGAAATTCTTACATGCTGGTCACCTCTACCAATACTCATTAATATTGTACTACTTACACCAGGTGAATCGTTAAATATTGTAGTACCACCATATGATGCGTTACCACCCAATTCTAAACCAGTGTGCCATCCTAAAGAAAGTCTTGTATATGTAGAATATCCATTATTATATGGAGATTTTACATACATTAAATAATAAGGATTGTTATCACTTCTTTGTCCAGATGTTATACCTGTTGCAGAGCCAACTGAGGATGGGTCGGATGTACTATTTCCTAAATTAATATGTCTTGTTGTACCACTTCCAGTTCCTACTCTAAATAAGAATGTACCACCATTATCATAAAAATAATCAGTATAAAGATATGGTACAGTAACTCTATTACTCACAGTCATTATACCATCATAATCCACTCTTACTCTAGTTTGTGGAATATCAGTACCAGTTCCAGATGTACCAACACCAGACTTAACTGCTATAATAAAATCAGAACGTTCAGAACCAGGTGTATCTCTATATTGTGCTCCAATCCAAATATGTGGTGCAACATCATAACCAGTACCACCACCATAATTTAATAAACCATTTATAGCAATACCAGCATAGTATCCAGTTCCACTTCTTGTTGATGATGGACCTAAAACTATATTGTAAGTATTTGCATTTATTTCACTAGTTCCAGTTGTATATGATGATATTCTAACTCTACCACCTGCATTATTTGAAGCTTGAACTTGTGCATCGCTTAGATTTAATCTTGCTAATCTAGATTGACCCGTTGGGTCCATAATATAGTTGTTATCATTCCAATCAATCAATCTAGCTGCGTATAAGTCACCTAATACTGTTGTGTTATTTGCTAAAGTATTATCAATTTCTTCAATTTTAAATCCTATAAATTCCGCATTACCACTATATCCACTATACAAATAGTTGTGTAAAAATCCTAGCTGCATGAATCTTGCGTATGAATACCAAGTATATCCAGCACCAGACCCAGCAGGTCCAATAGTCATTGTGTATTCTGTCCAAGAAGATGGTGCTACACCACTCCAATAATAAGGTTGTCCCCAACCACCATTATCAGGTTGAGAATAATCATATCCAGCTTGCGTAAATGAAAGATAGCAATATGGATTACCAGATGTTGTTCTTATCCAAGCAGAAACTTTATATGTTTTTGTTCTATCAATTGGCACCCATCCGTTTTGTCTCCATCCTGCCCAACCGGCAAAATTTCCACTATGTGCATATGAACCAATTGGAGAATCCGTTAAACCTGTTCTATACTGCATACCACCCCAAACATATCCACCATCACCAGCATGCCAATTACGAGTTTGGTATTTACCATCAGGTACAAACATACCAAATATCTTAGAACCATTTGAAGTGTTAGTTGATATATCACCACCAAATTCCATTATATCAACAATAGATGTACTATTAGGGTCTAAATAATACCCAGTATTATCTCTATCATATAAAATAGGTGTATCAATTCTACCAGAAGCATATACTAAAAATCTTTCAGTATCACCACTATATCCAAATCCGAAGTAATCATTAGTACCATTATCATCAGATACAGAGAAATACATTCTAGCCGTATTTGATGATTCATAGTGTCTAATATAACCAGGATCGTTTGATTGTGCATTAAAGTTTATGTAAGAGTTTGTTCCACTTTTACTAATTGTAATATTTCCACCAGTTGCGTAGAAGTTACCAGAACCATCAATTACTCTTGTTGTAGAATATGTACTACTATTTGCACCAAAATCATTATTACCAATATAATAACCAATAGCTGAGTTTACAAAACCACCATTGGTTGCATTTATAATTCTTGCTTGTAAAAATCCACCATTAACATCTCCATCTGCGCCAAATCTTTGTCCACCACCAACATAAATTCCATTTATTGTTGGGTTTTCATCTGAGTAATTCCAAGAAGCACCATCGCCATCAGGGTTTATTGGGATATAAACACCATCGGTTACTTGACTTCTAAAATGTGCAGGTGTTGATTTTCTTAAATAGTTATCTCCTGTACTTTGAGTCCATATTTGTCCAATAGTAGGATTCTCAGAGTTACCTGCTGAAAAGTTTGCGTATGTACCAAAAACATATTGGAATGAAACGTTATCAGATGTTCTAACGTTTTGGTTCATATTAGCTGCATATGAATATGTTGTTGTATCCATTATACGTTTCCATGAACCATATGATGATAATCCACCACCACTACCTCTTATCCAAAGGTTATCGTTATCAGTAAATCCTAATTGTCTTGTACCACCACCAGAAGAATCACCCCATTGTTGGAATGTTAATACTCCGTGATATGTACCACCATCACTTAATCCATCAGTACTATTTGCTAAGAAATCTGCTCTTACTTTTCTACCACCTGTTTGAGGACCTGTTACAGAACTTCTTGTATCAAATACATTTAATTGGTCGGTTGATGTTGAATTACCAGTTAGTGGTCCAGTGATACCTGCAAAAGTTACCGAATCAGTTGTTCTAATGTTTTGATTCATTAAATATACTTCGGTAGCTCCAATTCCCGTATCAATTGTACCACTTAAAGTCACATTACCTTCTACTCTAAAGTTTGCATCTGCTGTCCATCTACTATTTGCCTCACTCCAATAAAATTGTCTTGTTGCTGAAGCGTTTCTTACAACTTCAATACCAGAGTTTACGTTTATAGGTGAACCACTTCCAGTTGCATAACCTGTTAGAGTTATCATACTATCATTTGTAGAAAGAGTTACGGTATTGATTGATGTTGTTGTACCACTAACAGTTAAATTACCTGTAATTGTTGCGTTACCAGTTACTCTAAGGTTTGTACCATCAAACGTTAAATTACTTTCAACAGTTCCGTTTGGAGCAGTTCCGTTTAATGTGATTACACCATTATCAGTTGTACCACTTAATGATAATAAACCAGAAGTACCACCAGAACCAGAAGTACCTGCTGTACCACCAGAACCAGACGTTCCAGAAGAACCACCGCTACCAGATGTTCCACCACTACCAGAAGTTCCTGATGTGCCAGAAGTTCCCGAAGTACCCGATGTACCACCTGAACCAGCAGTACCTCTAGTTCCCGATGAACCACCACTACCAGAAGTTCCCGATGTACCACTTGTACCAGAAGTTCCAGAAGAACCACCACTACCAGAAGTTCCGCCACTACCAGAAGTTCCCGATGAACCCCCAGAACCAGAAGTTCCTGAAGTACCACCACTACCGCTTGTACCAGACGTACCGCTCGTACCAGATGTACCAGAAGTTCCCGATGTACCAGAAGTTCCCGATGTACCACCCGTTCCAGCAGTTGCAGATGTACCACCACTACCGCTTGTACCAGAAGAACCACCACTACCGCTTGTACCAGATGTACCAGAAGTTCCTGATGTACCGGATGTACCAGACGAACCACCACTACCAGAAGTTGATGATGTACCAGCACTACCAGATGTTCCAGAAGAACCAGCAGAGCCAGATGAACCGGCACTTCCACTATTACCTGTTCTAGAGAATGTTACAACTAATTGTGCACCATTTACAGCAGGTAAAGTTCCACTAATCCAAGAAACAGGAATTTTATAATATCCAGTTGCTGCAGTTACAGCTCCAGTAACTAAAAATATATTATTAATTGTACCACTATCTCTACTTGAAATAGTTAAGTATCCTCTTGCTGTTGTAGTTGTACTATCATCCCAAGTATCATACCAAGCCGTTTGGGTATTTGAACTTTGGTCAATGTTATCAATGAATATTTGAGATATAGCACCAGGTGATGTATTATTGTATGCAATATTACCATTACCAGGATCTGCATCAGTATTTGATGTATTGAAATTGTATTTTATTCCACCAGCTTGTCCGCTTGTACCAGACGTTCCACTTGTACCAGCACTACCAGCACTACCAGAACTACCCTGAGCTCCAGAAGTTCCTGATGTACCGCTTGTGCCAGAAGTTCCACTTGTACCAGAAGTTCCGGAAGAACCAGCCGAACCAGTTGAACCAGCTGAACCAGATGTTCCTGAAACTCCGCTTGTTCCACTAGTACCATTTGTACCAGAAGTTCCAGAAGTTCCAGAAGTTCCTGATGTACCACTACTTCCCGAAGAACCACTAGCTCCACCAATACCGCTTGTACCAGAAGTTCCCGAAGTTCCAGATGAACCAGAAGTTCCAGATGAACCAGATGAACCCGATGTACCAGCACTACCTGTTGTACCACTCGAACCACCAGCACCACTAATACCACCACTACCAGATGTTCCCGATGTTCCAGAAGTTCCCGATGTACCAGAAGTTCCTGATGTACCAGAAGAACCACTTATACCCGATGAACCAGTTGTACCAGCAGAACCTGTTGTACCGCTACTACCACTTATTCCAGATGTACCACTACTACCACTTTGTCCGCTACTTCCCGATGAACCACCCGTACCAGAAGAACCAGCAGAACCAGCCGTACCAGAAGTTCCACTTATTCCAGATGTACCAGAAGTTCCCGAAGAACCCGTTGTACCACTTGTACCAGAAGAACCAGAACTTCCAGAAGAACCACTCTGTCCGCTTGTACCAGAAGAACCAGTTGTACCTGATGTTCCCGAAGTTCCAGATGAACCACCACTTCCAGAAGTACCAGCCGAACCTCTTGTACCAGAAGTTCCCGAAGTACCCGATGTTCCACCACTTCCAGATGTACCTGATGTTCCAGATGAACCACCACTACCAGAAGTTCCCGATGAACCACCACTACCAGAAGTACCAGAAGTTCCACCACTACCAGATGTACCACTTGAGCCGGAAGTTCCACCACTACCAGAAGTTCCGCTTGTGCCAGAAGTTCCAGAAGACCCAGATGTACCACTTGTACCAGACGTACCAGAAGTACCAGAAGTTGCTGCGGCAAATCTTCTGCTAATTCTACCTGTTGTTGTATTCAATACCAACACCTCATTTGTTGTATTATCGGTTGGAATTGAATCACCAGTTACTAAAATAGAACCACTTACAGAAAGAGAACCAGTTATTTCTTGCTTATCATTTGTTCTATCTCCAAATTTGTTAGAACCAGATGCATAAATTATAGAAGATGAAATATATTGTGCAAAAAATTCAGTTGTTTGAATTCTTCCAGCTACATTTAAATTTTGAGAAATTTGCACAGAACCAGTTACACCCAAACTACTACTAATTGTAGTTGGTACATTTATTTCCAATCCTCTATTTGGGGAAATTATAGCTTCAGCTGAACCTGATTTTAATCTATCTATATCACCAATAGATGATGCTTGTATATTAAATAATCCACTACCATCACCTCTAAATAATGATGCTGTGATTGAAGATGAAATTGCTAAAGACCCACTAATTTGAGTATTTGCTTTTAATTCCAAAGGCAATGTACCAAATGAATCAATTTCATATGTTTGTACACCAGAAGCAGTAATTTTTCCAACTACATTCATTGATGCAGATGAAAAATCTACTATTCTACTTCCACTTACAAATAAAGCAACTAAGGATGAACTTAATTGATTTAATCCATTAGGACTTTTACCCAAATACTCCATTCATTACAACTTTTATGTTATCTCCAATACTGAAACAATTACATCTGCCGAATTAGCCAATGATGATGTTACTGAAAGAAAATCTCCAGTTTCCAAAACTAACTTTTGTTCACCACCAACCAAAACTTCAGAACTACCAGGCACAATTAATGCATCTTTAACTAAATAAGCAGCTTTATTTGCTGATGTATCTCTAATCATTACACTAACTGAAATATTATTTGAATTTACATTAGCAACACCAACTCCAATTACAGTTGTAGATGTGTTAGCAGGTGCTTCATAAACTTTAACACCCGTTGTTCCAATTGAACCTGTTATACTATTTTTAAATGAGTTTGCCATTTATTTTTATTTTTTTATCCCAATGCTATTGCAAAGGCTATCGCTGAATCTAAAACGTTTACACCATCAACCAAATAACCACCTGCTGTCAAATAAATAGAACCAGTTATAATTTGTGAACCACTTACGTTTAGTTTATTTGTTACATTCAAATCAGCAAAAGTAGCTTGTTGTACTTCAATTGTACCTTTAAATGAACCCGTAAGAGAACCAGTAAATGAACCACTTAAGTCCGCATATGCGTTCACTCTATCTTGAATAATTGAACCTGAAAATATTGGACTGTGTATTACCATTTTACCTGCTTATTTTTCGTATAGGTATAAATATAAACCAATCCTTCTTTTAAGGTTTTACAGGCCATACTATACTAAAAGGGTTTGATTGTGTTGTAACATCTCTTAATTCTTGTCTATATGATTGCCAAATAGTTTTTGTTTCATTTGGAATATCACCTAATTGAGTCCAATCACATTCTTGAAGTAATTCAGTTCTTATTTGTCTAATTTCTTCCCATTTCAAATCAATTCTACTACTTATTTCAGAATCACTTGCATTTGTTTGTTCCCAATTTTGATAGTAAACACCATCTACTAATATCGGAGTTCCTTCTACAATATTTTTTGTATAATCATTTGGTTTAGGTGTTTGTCTTACTTCGTAAATATCAAACTCACCCATTAAATTTTCTGTCATTTCTGATGGGAAGCTTGTGCGTGGATTATCCTCTCTTAATTTTTCCAAAGAGTATGGATAAGTAATTGTGTTATTTATAATTCTTAAATACATATTTTATTTCCAAGTTGATGGTATTGATGCAAAGTTTGATAAACCAGTACAATTTCTAAATGCAGCTGTTCCAGCTGGCGTTGGTGTTCTATTCCAAAGTTCTGGAGCAGTACCAGTTAATGCATTTGAAGTTGAACTCATATTATAAACGTTGTTAAAAATTGTTACATTAGTATTATATGTAAATTGTAATACGTTTGTTAATGATAAGCAGTTTCTAAACGTACCAGAAAAGTTTGTTGCATTTACATTCAAATCAAATAAAGTAGATGGTACGGATGTCAACGCAGTACATGCAAAGAAACAAGATGAAAATGTTGTTGCATTTGGTACATTATCAAACAATCCATTAGGTACACTAGTTAATGTCAATATTGATGCAAATGTATTTGAAAATGTTGTTGCACTTGGTGAGTAATCAAAAAGGTCAGATGGTATTGATGATAATTTAGTAGCTTGAAATGCAGAGTTAAAACTTACCACTTCTGCTAATCCGGTGTAACCACCCACTCCACTCAAAGTACCACTACCAGGTATCGCTGTTAAATTACCACAGCCATAAAAATTAATTGTTCTTAATCCAACAATACCCCATTGTACCAATTCGGTAATTAAACTTCTAATAGCTGAGTTGTTGTTTACTGTAAATCCTGGCATAAACCCACTAATAGTAATTGTATATGTTCCAGGTGAAACGTATGTATGAATTCTATTTACAGAAGATGATGAAGTTATTAATGGTGAATTGGCAGTACCATCACCCCAACTAATTATCACAGATGGAGTCAATGAACCATAATCCGATAAGGGTACAGTAAAAACAGTATTTGCAGCAGTTGTTGTTACTTTAAATACAAATGGAAATACTTGTGCCGAATCTGAAGGTATTAATTTTCTTGCTATACTCATAACTATAATTATTAACTCATATTTTTACCAACTACAAATCCATAATAAGTAGTACCACCATCAAATGTAAAGAATGTCAATACATCTACACCAGTTGATGTTAATATAGGTGCACTTCCACCAGCCCAATCCAAATTAACTGGCCATGTTAATGCGTATGTACCAGCATTAACCATAGTAAATGTAAATCCGAATGAATTTGATGCAGGTGCGTTACTAAATGCAATTGTTGAAGTTGCGTTAAATTGTCTTCTAAAATTATTTCCTAATGAAAGGTCTAATGTTACACTTCCGCCTGTACCATAATCGTAATAAGTTTCTCTATATGTGGTTGATGCTATATTTCCAGTTACAGACATCGTAGTTCCATCAAAAGTTAAATTACTTTCAACGATTGCAGCCACAGGGGTTGCTTGGTATGTCAATAAACCATTATCAGTTGCTCCAGTCAAACTAAATCCGTTTGTACCAGAAGTTCCAGATGTAAAGTTTGGTGGAGTTGTACCAGAAGTACCAGAAGTACCAGTTAAACCAGCAGTTCCGGATGTACCAGAAGTAAAGCCAGGAGGCGTAGTACCCGATGTACCAGAAGAACCTGTTTCGCCTGAAGTTCCAGCAGTACCCGATGTAAAGTTTGGTGGAGTTGTACCCGAAGTACCCGATGTACCAGTTTCTCCACTAGTACCACCACTACCGCTTGTACCCGATGTAAAGCCCGGAGGTGTAGTACCCGATGTACCAGAAGAACCAGCCGAACCCGTAGCTCCAGGTGCACCACTACTTCCGCTTGTACCAGATGAACCAAAGAATGTACCATCTAAACCACTTGTACCAGAAGTTCCATTTGTACCCGTAGAACCTGATGTTCCGTTTGAGCCCGATGTTCCGTTTGAGCCCGATGTACCAGAAGTTCCAGAAGTTCCCGATGAACCAAAGTAAGTTCCATCAAATCCAGAAGTACCACTTATACCAGAAGTTCCCGATGTACCCGATGTTCCATTCGTACCCGTAGAGCCAGATGTACCAGAAGTTCCTGATGTACCAGAAGAACCAAAGTAAGTTCCATCAAATCCAGAAGTACCACTACTTCCAGAAGTTCCTGATGTACCTGATGTACCACTACTTCCAGCAGTTCCAGAAGAACCAGAAGTTCCTGATGAACCAAAATAAGTTCCATCGAAACCAGAAGTACCACTACTTCCAGAAGTACCATTTGAACCAGCTATACCGCTTGTACCAGAACTTCCTGAAGTGCCATTTGTACCGCTACTTCCAGAAGTACCACTACTTCCAAAGAATGTACCATCTAAACCAGAAGTTCCTGATGAACCAGCCGTACCAGTAGTACCGCTTGAACCAGAAGTACCAGCTCCAGATGTACCCGATGTACCACTACTTCCAGAAGAACCAAAATAAGTTCCATCTAAACCAGAAGTACCAGACGAACCACTTGAACCAGACGTACCAGACGAACCTGCGCCCGAAGTTCCAGAAGAACCACTACTTCCAGAAGAACCAAAATAAGTTCCATCTAAACCAGAAGTTCCTGAAGAACCGCTTGAGCCACTACTTCCAGAAGTTCCATCCGTACCAGAAGTACCATTTGAACCAGATGTACCAGAAGTTCCTGATGAACCAAAGAATGTACCATCTAAACCAGAAGTTCCAGATGAACCAGACGTTCCAGCAGTTCCATTACTACCAGAAGTTCCAGATGTGCCGCTTGTACCAGAAGAACCAGAAGTTCCTGATGAACCAAAGTAAGTTCCATCTAAACCACTTGTACCAGAAGTTCCGGAAGTTCCGCCTGTACCATTTGTTCCGCTTGAACCACTTGTACCAGCAGTACCAGTGCTTCCGCTTGTACCAGACGTTCCAGAAGTTCCTGAAGAACCGAAGAATGTACCATCTAAACCAGAAGTTCCAGACGTTCCCGATGTACCGCTTGTACCAGACGAACCAGAAGTTCCCGATGTACCAGAAGTACCTGAAGAACCAAAATAAGTTCCATCTAAACCGCTTGTACCAGAAGTTCCTGATGTACCATCTGAACCAGAAGTACCTTGAGTTCCAGAAGTTCCAGAAGTACCAGATGAGCCTGATGTACCATCCGAACCACTTGTGCCCGATGTACCATCAATACCACTTGTACCAGAAGAACCAGTTGAACCGCTTGAACCAGAAGTTCCCGAAGTTCCCGAAGTTCCGCTTGTACCATCACTTCCAGATGTACCACTACTACCGCTTGTACCAGATGAACCAGTTGTACCCGATGTACCTTCAGAACCATCCGTACCACTTGTACCACTCGAGCCAGATGTTCCGCTTGTACCATCTGAACCAGAAGTTCCCGATGAACCAGATGTACCATCCGAGCCCGTAGTTCCAGAAGAACCCGTAGTTCCAGAAGACCCAGCTGAACCAGAAGAACCAGAAGAACCAGCTGTCCCAGAAGTACCATCACTACCAGAAGTTCCTGAACTACCAGATGAACCAGAAGTTCCAGAAGAACCTGTTGTACCAGATGTACCGCTTGAACCGGATGTACCACTACTACCGCTTGTACCATCCGTACCAGAAGTTCCCGAAGAACCACTACTTCCAGAAGTTCCGCTTGTTCCAGAAGAACCGCTTGAACCAGAAGTTCCTGATGTACCATCCGTACCAGAAGTTCCAGAAGTTCCGCTTGTACCAGAAGAACCAGAAGAACCTGTTGTACCGCTTGAACCGCTTGAACCAGAAGTACCCGATGTACCATCTTCTCCAGAAGTACCTGATGTACCGCTTGTGCCAGAAGTTCCGCTTGTACCAGAAGTTCCCGAAGAACCCGTTGTACCAGAAGTACCACTTGTGCCAGAAGAACCAGAAGTTCCCGATGTACCAGAAGTACCACTTATACCATCCGAACCAGAAGTTCCAGATGTTCCCGATGAACCACCACTACCAGAAGTTCCTGATGTGCCACTTGTACCAGAAGTTCCACCACTACCTGATGAACCACTTGAACCGGCAGAACCACCACTACCAGCTGAGCCAGATGTTCCACCACTACCAGAAGTTCCCGATGTTCCGGAAGTTCCAGAAGAACCGCCACTACCTGCTGTACCAGCTGTTCCGCTTGTTCCAGAAGAACCAGATGTTCCAGAAGTTCCTGAACTTCCACCACTACCAGAAGTACCCGATGTACCACCACTACCAGAAGTTCCTGATGTACCGCTTGTACCAGAAGTTCCAGAAGAACCACCACTACCAGCCGTACCACTTGTACCGCTTGTACCAGAAGAACCACCACTACCAGATGAGCCTGATGTACCAGACGTTCCTGATGTGCCAGACGTTCCTGATGTGCCAGACGTTCCTGATGTTCCGCTTGAACCAGACGTTCCACTACTACCACTTGTTCCAGAAGAACCAGAAGTTCCCGATGAACCAGTTGTACCAGATGTTCCCGCTGAACCGCTTGTTCCAGAAGTTCCTGAAGTACCAGAAGTTCCAGAAGTTCCTGATGAACCAGACGAACCAGAACTTCCTGATGAACCGCTTGAACCAGAAGTTCCTGAAGTACCACTTGTTCCAGAAGTTCCTGATGAACCGCTTGAACCAGATGAACCAGAAGAACCTGAACTACCGCTTGAACCGCTTGAACCAGATGAACCACTACTTCCGCTTGAACCAGATGAACCATCCGAACCTGAAGTTCCAGAAGACCCAGAAGAACCAGCACTTCCAGATGTACCAGAAGAACCAGATGAACCAGCACTTCCAGACGAACCCGAACTACCACTTGTACCAGAAGAACCACCCGTACCAGCAGTACCAGATGAACCAACTGCTGCTACTATATTTCTTCTTTCTAATTTTTTAGTTATACTATTCCAAATAACAACATCTTCAGATGAACCAGAAGGTAAATTACCTAATAATAAACTTCCACTAACACCTAAACTTCCACTAATAGTTAAATTAGCGTTAATACTACTATCTTTGTTTACTTGTAAGAATGATGCCGTATTTACTCCTTCCGCATTTAGAGCGTAAAGAGCGTATGATGCGGTGTATGCTAATGAAGCAGTACCAACCAACATTGATGAAGTTGCTGATGAAAGTACAAAGTTACTAACATCTACATTTGCTGCGTTTGCTGCGTACAATGCGTAAGATGCAGTTCTAGCATAAGATGCCGATAGAACTGTCATAGATGCAGTTGCACTATTCTTAACATAATCGGTTAATTCTAAACCTTGCAAACTAGCTACATATGATGCGGTTAATGCGTAAGAAGAACTTACCGCACTAAACACAGCCATTGATGCCGTTTGAGATGCCTTAACATAAGAAGATGCATCGGATAAAGATGCCGATAATGCTACCAATGATGCTGAATCAAATCCAGTTACTGCATCTGCTATACCAGCTCTACGAGCATATGATGATGATAAAACCTCACCAAATACTCTATCACCTGTTATTGTACCATTAATTAAAGAACCACCACTACCAATTACAACGTGTCCAGAAGTTAATCCAGCAAATTTAATTTGAATTGTATCTTCATTAATTGATTTAACAGTACCAGGCAAAATTTGGTCTTCAGAACCAGTTGCGTACACTTGAACCATTGGGTATCTAATTCCCAAATTGTGTACAATTGTTAAATCACTAACATTATTAAATGATACCGTTTCAGTTAATGATGTTTCAGGTTGAGGTACAAAATATCCTCTACTTTCATCAAATCTTAAAATATCATATTCTGCACTAGCCGTAGGTCCAACTCCTTGGAAATTATATGTACCCAAAAATGAACCCGTAAAGAATGGAGCGAATACATATTGAGATGCGGTAACTTTATTTAAATATGCCGTATTTGATACGTTATAAAAATCACCCCAAATGAATGAAGATGTATTAACTACAAATCCTTTATCAGGTGAAATAGATGCAGTTACCGAACCACTCTTTAATATAAATGTTTCAAATGATAAGTTAGCAATATTAATGTTGTATAATCCGCTACCATCACCAACGTATGTAGAACCACTTTGTAATATTACATTACCACCACTTACGAACACAGAACCACTCACAGTTAATGAACCTGAGTGTATTCTAGCTGATGTATTTATATCAAGTCCTTTATCAGGAGAAATTACCGCTTGTGCAGAACCTGATTGAATTCTATCCAATTTAAGGTCTTGTAATGCATTTGCAGGGATGTTAAATAATCCACCACCATCACCACTATAACGTGCTGCTGTTATTTCAGTACTTACATCTAAAATTTCAGGTCTTTGAATTGTAGTAGCAGAACCAGATTGAATTCTATCTAATTGAAGGTCTTGAAGTGCTGATGCAGGAATATCAAAAAGATTTGCACCAGAACCAGAGAATGAACCTGTGTAAAGTTTTACATCACCATAGAAAGTAGAACCACTATCATATGATGTTACAACAAATCCTTCATTTGGTGCTACTGAAGCTGTTACGCTACCACTTACAATTCTTGGTGCTGCAGCCGCTGCTACGTTTGTAATTTGAGAACCATCACCAATAAATGCAAATGCTCTTACACTTCCACTAACATCAACTGAACCGGTAAATAATGAACCATATGCTGAGCCGGTTTGTGAAGTTGTTACTACAAATTGTTTACCACTTGCTACCGATGCTGTTGCTGAACCACTAGCGATAAATGGTGCTGCTGCCGCTTGTACATTGGTGATTTGCGAACCATCACCAACAAAGAATTGCGCATATACCGAACCACTAACTGAAACAGAGCCTGTAAATTCTATACCAACATCAGAACCAGTGTATGCGGTTGTTACTATTAACTTATCACCACTTGCTACGGATGCCGTTGCCGAACCACTAGCGATAAATGGTGCTGCTGCCGCTTGTACATTTGTAATATATCTACCATCACCATAGAAGAAATCAGTTACAGTCAATGAACCACTAACTGAAACAGAACCAGTAAATCTACTTCCTATTTCAGAACCAGTAAATGGAGTTATTACATTAAATCCATAATCAGGTGAAACCGATGCGGTTACTGAACCAGATTTAATTTCGGTTGAGATTAATGCATCTTCAGTCAATGCTGAACGAGGTATTCTTCTAAGATATGTACCTTCTGCGTAAATAAATGATGATGAACCTATAAACAATCCACCACTTACATCATTCAAATACAAGCTACCACTTATATCAACAGAACCAGTAAATTGTGAACCGATTTGTGTACTAAAGAAATCAGTATCTATTGATGATGTGAATGGAGTTATAACTTTAAATCCATAATCAGGTGCTACTGAAGCAGTTACAGAACCTGATTTAATTTCCGTAGATATTAACGCATCTTCAGTAAGAGCTGAACGAGGTATTCTTCTTAAGTATTGTCCTTCTGCAAATATATAAGAACCAGAATCTATATAAACACTACCAGTTATATCCAATGAACCAGTAAATCTAGAACCAACTTGAGAACCTGTGAATGGAGTAATTACATTAAACCCATAATCAGGTGCTACCGATGCTGTTACACTACCACTTTTAATTTCAGTACTAATTAAAGCATCTTCAGTTAATGCTGAACGAGGTATTCTTCTTAAGTATTGTCCTTCTGCGTAAATAAATGATGATGAATCAATGTAAACTGCTCCACTTATTGCGTTTACATATAAGCTTCCACTCATATCAACATCACCCAACAATGATATTTGTGCGGATGCAGATACCGCATCTACTACATTTATAATTCCCTGCATTGCAGAGTGCATTTGACAAATATAGTATAATGTATTTGGTGCACTTCCAGAAACTAAGAAAGTTATTGTACCAACATCATCACCATTATTTGTTACCCAACTATTATATTGTTGTGTAAGTCCAGTTACTGCCGTATCTTTAATCCAAAACGGATGACCAGATGCATTAACATTAAATGTGTATTCAGTATTTCTTACTAAAGTAATGGTTGGATTTGAACCACTTGCTGCTCCACTAAACACATAAGCGTTACTACCATCATTGGTAACATCAAATACTCTATTAAGGTCTTGCGGATTTATAATTCTAGCAGATGATGATACTATAAAACTACCTGTAATTGTAGAGAATGTATTTACTACAAATCCATAGTTAGGAGAAATTGATGCAGTTACAGAACCAGATGCCAATCTTACCGCATCTTCAACTATTGCTGAACGAGGTATATTAACTAAACCAGCACCACTACCACTAAATACAGATGCAGATACACCACTATTAAAGAAAGAAGTTCCATCGACAGATAAGCTTGAACTTAATATTGTTTTTGAACCACTTACAAATACACTTCCAGTGAATTGAGAACCACTTGCTAAAGATTGTACTTTAAATCCAAATACAGGCGAAACTGATGCAGTTACCGAACCTGATTTTATTTCAGTTGATATTAATGCATCTTCACTTAATGCGTTTCTAGGAATATTTCTTAAATAAGTACCTTCACCAAAATATGCAGATGAAGAACCAAGCATTAATGCTCCACTAATAGCACTTATAATTACACTACCAGATATATAAACACTACCACTAATTCTTGAACCACTATATGGAGATTCTACAATAAATCCTCTATCAGGTAAAGCTGAGGCAGTTACACTACCACTTGCAATTCTAAATAATTCTTGCGAAAGTGCTGAGAATGGAATATCTGTCAATCCAGCACCACTACCACTAAATACAGATGCAGATACACCAGATTGGAATCTAGTAAATCCACTAACTGATAAACTTCCACTAAAAGTAGAACCACTTGCTACCGAAGTAACAACAAATCCAAAATTAGGAGATACTGATGCAGTTACACTACCACTAAATATTTTTGATGTATCCAAATCAGATATTGCCGCAACCGGAATATCAAATAATTGTCTACCACTACCACTAAATGAACCAGTTCTTAAAAATACAGAACCACTTAAAAATAATGAACCTGTAAATTGAGAACCCTTTTCAGTTGATTCTACTCTAAATCCAAATGTAGGTGAAACCGATGCGGTTACTGACCCAGAAAGGATTCTATTTGTATCCAATGCATCAGGTGCTAACGCTGTTCTTGGAATGTTAAATAATCTTTCACCACTACCACTATATGAAGAACCAGATGTTAATTCGATACCTCTAGCACCACTAATAAATAATGAACCAGTTAATTGAGTACCCAACTCACCAGATTGTACAATAAATCCTTTATCAGGTAATGCAGAAGCTGTTACCGAACCACTAGCTATTTTTGTTGTCTCTAATGGTGGTATAAATATATTTGTTAATCTACTACCATCTCCAACAAATGAACCACTAATTTCGTATCCACTCATTGATACGGCAGTAATATTTTGTGCGGTTAAAGAGCCACTAATACTAACACTACCAGATATTTCAGAACCTTTTTCTGCAGATTCTACTCTAAATCCATAAACAGGAGAAACAGATGCGGTTACCGAACCAGAAGAAATTCTAAATGAATCTCCAGTGAAAGCTGAACGAGGTATGTTAAATAATCCACTACCATCACCCTGAATAAATGATGCACTTATTGAGGCAGTAACTTCTCTTGCTACAATTCTATCTGATACAAATAGACTACCACTAATAACCACATCAGGTCCTCTTTGTAAAATAGCATCTACAATATTGATTGTACCAGCCATTATACTATGAACTTGGCATATGTAATATAAAGTAGAAGGAGAACCTACCGCCGGAGTAAATGTTATTACACCAACATCATCACCATTATTTGTTACACCAGTATTATAAGCATTTGAAGTACCTGTTGTTTGTGCTGTCTTAATCCAAAAAGGATGACCTGTAGCGTTTACATTGAATGTATATGTTATACCTCTTACTAAAGTTAAAGTTGGATTTAATCCATTTGCTGCACCCGTAAATGAATAAGCAGATGCCCCATTATTAGTTACATTAAATACAGTTTGTATAGATTCGCTTGGTAAGTATGTAGCTGATGCTGATATAATCATACTACCAGTGAATGTAGAGAATGTATTTACTCTAAATCCTTCATTTGGTCTAATAGATGCCGTTACAGAACCACTACCAATTTTTGAAAGGTCTAAGTCAGGAATAGCATCAATAGGAATTTCTCTTAATAATTTACCACTACCAGAAAAAGAACCGGTAAATAATTCTATATTTCCACTTACAAATAATGAACCAGTAAATTGAGAACCACTATTTGGAGAATATACAACAAATCCCTTTTCAAGACTAACCGAAGCACTTACTGATGCAGTTACACTTCCAGTTGCCATTAAAGTAACTTTAAGAGCATCAACAGCTAAAGCAGATAATGGTACGTTTCTTAAATATGTACCATCTGCAAATAAGAATGATGATGATTCTATATAAACACTACCACTAAATTTAGAACCACTTTGAACAGAAGTTACAACAAATCCTTCATTTGGTGCTACTGAAGCTGTTACACTACCACTAGCTATAAATGTAGAAAGTAATGCATCAGGTGCTAGTGCTGAACGAGGTATATCAAATAATCCTTTACCACTACCAGAGAAAACACCAGAACCGCTTGGTATGAATATACTACCACTAACATCCACACTTCCGGTAAATTCAGAACCACTATCTAATGATTCCACTCTAAATCCATAAACAGGAGAAACGGATGCAGTTACCGAACCAGATTCAATTCTTGGTGCGGCTGCTGCTTGTACATTTGTAAGTTGAGAACCATCTCCAATAAAAGTAAATGCTCTAACACTACCGCTTACATCAACACTTCCAGTAAATTGAGAACCAAATGCAGAACTCGTAAATGGAGTTTGTACTCTAAATCCAAAATTAGGAGAAACAGATGCGGTTACACTACCACTTTTAATTTCAGCAGAAATAAGAGCATCTTCAGTAAGAGCCGTTCTAGGAATATTTCTAAGATTAGTACCATCACCATAATATGTAGAACCAGATGCTAATCGTATTGAACCACTATTAGGATTTACAAATAAACTACCCGTAATAGAAACACTTCCAGTAAATTGTGAACCGCTTGTAGTTGATGTTACTACAAATCCTTGATTTGGTGAAACAGATGCTGTCACACTACCACTAGCAATTAATGGAGAAAGTAATGCATCAGGTGCTAATGCCGAACGTGGAATATTAAATAATTTTTCACCACTACCAGAGAATGAACCACTATAAATTCCAATTATAGCTCCACTAACAATTAATGAACCTGTAAATTGAGAACCGCTTGCTAAAGATTCAACTCTAAATCCAAAATCAGGAGATGTTGATGCCGTTACCGAACCACTACCAATTAAACTAGCAACTTCTGCATCCGGTGTTAAAGCTGAACGAGGAATATTTCTAAGATATGTACCCTCACCATAATAAACCGATGATGATTCTAAAATTAATGCACCAGAAGTAGCTGTTATAACTAAACTTCCACTTAGGTAAATACTACCAGTAAATTGTGAACCACTTTCAGATGATATTACTTTAAATCCATCACCAGGACTTACAGATGCTGTTACCGAACCAGTTGCTATTTTTACAGCTTGCGGTAAATTAAATAAATTTGCACCATCTCCAAAGAATGAACCAGTAAATGAACCAGTAAATGATGAACCGGTAATATTATTACCTATAAATTCACTTTGTACTCTTACTGAACCCGTAAATTGTTGTATATCAGAATCATCATTTCCAAAAATATTTGAACCCGATGAATAAATTATTGAAGAAGATACAATATTAACAATAATTTGGTCAGCATAGATTGATTCATCAACTACCAAATTACCATGAATATATGTATTAGTATTTACATCTAAATTTCCTTCTACAAAAGATGCGGTTGCAGAACCACTAGCTATTTTAGTTGCTGATGGTAAATTAAATAATTCAGAACCATCTCCAGTAAAAGAACCTGTAAATGAGCCAGTAAATCTACCAGAAGCTCTATCTAAATCTAAACTACGAACAAATCCTCTATTACCCTGGTCATCAGAAACTACGATAGCAGGAGAACCAGAAAGTGAAGCGCTAAAGTTTGGTACACCCAAATTAGGTTCAACTTGAGATAAATCAATAAATTGATACCTGTCCTGCGTTACATTTTTTGGGTTTACAACCCTTACCCTTCCTGTTAATAGATTACTAATTGCCATTCGTACTTTCCAGCTTTGTTATAAATATTCAAAAAATCACCTATAAATATTATAGGACGATATATATCGTTATTCATTCGCAGATTCTAGTAGTGATAGAACTACTGATAAATCTGTTGAGCCGGAAACTATGAATCCATAACCTTCTTCCAACACCAATTTACCAGAAACAACCGGTGAAAGTGAATCTGCTGGTGGTATTGTTACATTTGTTACTAATTGAATTGCTTCTTGAGCTGCAAAGTTTGGCGTTTCTATTGTAGATTTTATTACATTCAATAATCCATCGATTACATACATAGATTGTGAAACTTCTTGTATGCTTGAACTAAATGAAGTATTAAATGATTGAGTTGTTGCACTTTGATATAGTCTGGATACAAGTTGAGAACCTGTAATTGAATTATTAGCTATAATTTGCTTTGATAAAACAGATATGTAATCTATTGCTTGCAAAGATGCACTATACTCTGTTGAATCTATTAAAGATATTCCATTTTTAGTATAATATGCTTTTGCTGCTTTATTTGTTCTTATAATTTTATCATTTGATATATCATATGATATAGCATCTACATTATCTAATGTATAATTTTCAAAGAAAGAAGAAATAAATGTAAATGGAGTTTCTGATAATGAGTTTTGAAATTGAGTATATGCTGCAACTTCTTTTCTTATAAATTGTCTATTCAAAGAAAGTAATGCAGATGCACTATCAAAACTTCCACTGTAATTTGCTAAAGATGTAGAGCCACTAATAAAAAAACTACCACTATACACTGTTTCAAAATTAGGTATAGGTAATTCTCTATTAGATGTAACTAATATAGTAACAGGTTGTACTACCAAACTATTATTTGTTATTTGTGCGGATAACACAATAGATGATACACCTGTTGGTGTTATATAAATTTCATCTTGTTCACCAGTCAGATTTGTTACAACTGACTGGAATCGATTTAACGGTACAAAAACTTCTGCCATTTTATTTTATTTTCCTTTTATATTTGTAGAGCCAATGAGAACGGAGTTACTAATGAGAATAGAGATTTACTAAATGTTCTACCCACAAGAGTACCAGTTGCCTGATTAATACTTAAACCAGTACCAATTCTAAAGTCACCATCTTGGTTTGCCACACCACTACCACCCTGATTTGGTGGAAGTGCTTTAAATGTAACACCACTACCATTATAAGAGTAGTCAATACCAGTTGCCACAATCAATGAACCAAATGATTCTAATGGTGCACCAGCTGCAACAAACTCTGCTCTTGTTCTTAAATATCTATTAGTTTCCAAAGTCTCTAATTTTTGAGAACTAATTACTGCTTGAGCGCTTCCGTATTGGCCCGTATAGTATGAAGATGCTGCTGCTATTGCTCTTTCATTTCCACCATACAATAAATCCGTTGCACAAGCATCTACAATCAATCCAGTATCACGAGAACAAGACGCCTCATTATATACTAAATATGGGAATGCTCCATTTGTATATCCAATTGCTCTTTGTTTTAATTCTTCTTTAGCTGCTACTAATCTTACTGCTGCTTGTCTTCTCTTAGTAGATGGTGCTAAATAAGTTAATAAAGTATTTGCAACAACTTTTTCAGAAAGTCCTCTTGCGAAGTTTATACCATCAACAGTTTGTTTTTTCTGTCCAATTGTACCATTATCGGTGTAACTATCATAAATAGCTACTGAAGGTATTCTATAATAATAAGAACCTGCTTCAATACTTCTTTCGTTACCACCATATACCAAGTCAGTTCTAATAGCGTCTATAATAAATCCTAAATCACGAGAACAACTTACTTCATTGTATTTTAATGTACTCCAAGAAGAACTTAAGAATGTTATAGTTTCTTTTTGTATTAAAGATTTATTATATTTTAACAAATCAACAGTAGTTACTAACGATGAAGATGGTAATTGGAATGTTGGGTTTGTAATAACTTTAGTTGCCAATCTACCAGCCCATCTTACACCTGTAATTGTTGGGTCTAATTGAGCTGCTTCGGATGGTACACCAGCTACCGTTGCTTTTGATGGGAATGCAAAGTAATAAGTACCAGCCGTTACACTTCTTTCAGTACCACCATATAATAAGTCAGTTGCTGCTGCATCTATTAAGTAACCAATATCACGAGAACAACTTGCTTGGTTGTATTTAACACCACTCCAAGAAGATGATACATAAGCGATAGTTTCGGCTGCTATAAATTGTTTATTTTTTCTTAATAAATCAAATGATGCAGATACTTGAAGTGATGCAGTTTGGAATACTACATTTTGAATTACTTTTTGTGCAATTCTACTTGCGTAGTTAATACCTTGAACAGTTTGTTTTAATTGACCTTCACCATCACCATCACCCAATAAGGTTGCTTTAGATGGATACTTAAAGTAGAAATCAGCACTCATATAAGTTCTCTCATTTCCACCATATAATAGGTCAGTTGCCACACCATCAATAATGTATCCAACATCACGTCTACATTTTTCTTTGTTATAATCAAATGTACTCCAACTAGCAGTTAAATATTGTATTGTTTCTTCTTGTATGAATTGTCTATTATTTCTAAGTAATTCAACTGAAGCAGAAACTGCTTGAGATGCTGTTGTAAATGTTGTATTTTTAATTATGTTTACAGCTACATCTTTTGCGAAATTAACTGCGTTTATAGTTTGTTCTACTTGCGAACCAGTTGCTTTAGATGGATATGTATAATAGTAAGTACCAGCTTTAGCACTTCTTTCATTACCACCATAAAGAACATCAGTTGCTACCGCATCTATAATTAATCCTACATCACGTCTGCACTTATCTAAACTATATGTAAATTCATTCCAAGAAGAAGTAATATAAGAAAGAACTTCAGCTTGTATAAATCCTTTGTTTTGCTTCATTAATGCATGTGATGCTGAAGCGTGTGCCGAAGCCGTTACAAATTGTGTATTTACAATTAATTTTTGTGCCAATTGTCCAGCATATCTAATACCATCTAATGTTTCATCTAATTGTGAACCAGTTGCTGATGATGGGTATAAGAAGTAATATCTTCCAGCTTCTCTAACTCTTTCGTTACCACCATAATATACATCAGTTGCTACCGCATCTAAGATGTATCCTAAATCTCTTTCACACTTAGATTGGCTGTATAAGAATGGTGTATCGGTATTTGAGCCCGTTACCCAAGAAGAACTTAAATATGCTATTGTTTCTTTTTGTATAAATGATTTGTTTTGATTCAATAATGTCCAAGCAGTTGTTCTTTCTAAAGATGCAGTTTGATATTGGATATTTTGAAGAACTTTTTGTGCCATTCTACTTGCGAAGAATATACCATCTAAAGTAAAGTTTAATTGAGATGTAGTTGCTTGAGATGCTGATTCAAAGTAGAACTTACCATTTACGATAGATGCCGAATCAACACCAAATAACATATCTTCCGCTGCTCCACTTATAATCAACCCAACATCTCTCTTACACTTAGATTCATCGTAAGAAGCCGTACTCCAAGAAGAACTAATATATGCAATAGTTTCGTTTTGAATGAATCCAATGTTTTCTTTCAATAAATTATATGCGTAGTAAACATTTGATGCAGTTGATGGAGTTGAATAATTAACAGGAGTTCCTGCTACCCCAATTCCATTTGCTATAATATTAGTTACAATTGAAATAGATGCTGATATTAAAGATGCTTCATAATCAGTACCATAAGATGAACTTAGATATTGATTTGTTGTTGTAAATTTAATACTTTGAGATACATTTGATACCAATGATGGTATTACACCAATACCATTTTCAATTATATTAGTTACAACAGCAAATGATGAACTTACTCTATTTACTTCATAAGCTGATGCCGAATTTGAAGATGTATATTGAGTTTGTGAAGTTACTTTAATATTATTTGCTGTATTCAATATTGGTTGTGGTTCACTTATGTAAACACTATTAACAATCGATTGTGCCAATCTTCTAGCATAATCTATTGCTGTTGTTGTTTCATCTAATTGAACTCCAGTTGCTAATGAAGGATATAAATAATAGAACTCTCCAGCTTTATTGCTTCTTTCATTTCCACCATATAATAAATCAGTTGCTACCGCATCTACAATATATCCAACATCTCTCTTACATTTAGATTCAATATAATCCAATTCAGGATACTTAGCGTTTACAAATGCTAAAGTTTCTTCTTGTATGAATGTTTTATTAGATTTTAATAAATTATAAGCGTATTGAGTTGCTGCATCGGTTGATGTTAATAATGAACCAGAAACAACTCTCATACCCAGTCCTTTAGCGTATCTAACACCAGTTAATGTTGGTTCTAATTGAGCCGAAGTAGCTTGTGAAGGATAATCATAATAATATCTACCAGCTACAATACTTCTTTCGTTTCCACCATATAAAAGGTCAGTTGCTACCGCATCTACGATATAACCAATATCTCTACTACAACTTAATTCATTATAATCAAATCCTTGCCAAGAAGAACTAACATATGCAATTGATTCAGATTGTATAAATCCTTTATTTTTAATTAAAGATGTATAAGATGCTGATGTTTCTTGTGCATACCATGCTGATTCTGATATGTGGTACATCAATGTACTCTTTACAGCTTTTTGTGCAATTCCACTAGCAAACTTTAATGCTGTTATAGTTTGGTCTAATTGAGTTGTAGTTGCTTGAGATGGATAATCATAGTAGTATTTACCATTTGTCAATGATGCTGAGTTACCACCAAATAAAAGGTCAAATGCTGCTCCACTTACAATCAATCCAACATCACGTCTACACTTAGCTTCATCATAATAGAATGAAGACCAAGAAGAACTCATATATGCGATTGTTTCATTTACAATTAAATCAGTATTATTGATTAATAAATTGTAAGATGAAGTTATCTTTGTATTTGTATTAGCTGCCGCTTGTGGACCAACATATGAAATTGAACTTGTTCCACTATTTAGTAAAACATCTATTACAACACCAAATGATGATGAAACTAATTTAGATTGTAAATCTCTATTAACACCATCAGTTAATCTAATTTGCTGAGTGTTTGTTACTTTGAAACTTGCGGAAGTATTAAGTATTGGAGTTGGTATTACTGTTGTTCCATTTTCTACAATATTCAATACATTTCCAAATAGATTAGAAATTTTATTCTTTTGATATTCAGAGCCACTTAATATTGGTAGTATTTGAGTAGCTGATGTTATTTTTACAGATGATGATACATTTGTAACAACATTAGGTATTACATTTGTTCCATTTTTTATAATATTAATAACATTTCCAAAAGATGAACTTATTGAGCTAGTTTGTGAATTGTAACTTCCACTTCCTAATATTTGCGTATGAGATGAAATATGTAATAAAGTTGGAGTTAATAATTCAAATCCATAATTAAAATTACTAGCTAATGCATCAGGTAATGAAGCACTACCATTGTAAATAATATCTTTTATCAATTCAAAAGAAGAAGTAGTTATACCGATTTCTACCAAACTTGCTGAAATTGATGATGATACTATTGGTTCTGATGTTACTTTTATTGCATTTACACCATTTCCTACAAATGTTGGTAATGCGGTCAATCCACTTTCTATTACTTTTGTTACAGTAGAGAAAGATGAACTTACTTCTGATATTTTTGTACTTCCAACATTTATTGATGATGTATATTGATTAATATTTCCTACTTTAATATTATTATCAACATTACTTGTAGTTGTTGGAGATACTAATTTAATATTTTGAACTATTTTTTTACTTAATGCTTTTGCATAATCAACTCCAGCTACAGTTTCTTTTACTTGTTCAGTTTTTGTAGCTTTTGATGGATAACGGTAATAGTAATCTCCGGCGATAATACTTCTTTGATTACCACCATACCATAAATCAGTTGCAACATTGTTTACAATATATCCAACATCACGTCTACACTTTTCTCTATTGTAAACTAAATATGGATAAAACGCATCTATAAATTGAATAGTTTCATTTTGAATAAATTGTCTATTTGAAACCATTAATGAATAAGCGGATTGTACATATTCAGTTGGATATGATAATAATTGATTAGATATTACTTTTTGTGAAACTCCTGCTGCAAATGTTATACCATCTAAAGTAGGTCCTTTTTGTGCATCAGTTGTTGGTGATACGGATGATGTTACAGTTGCTGCTGAAGGATATAGATAATAGTATTCTCCTGCTTTAGAACTTCTTTCATTTCCACCATATACTAAATCAGTTGCTACATTATCAATAATATATGCAACATCTCTACTACAACTTGCTTCGTTAAATTGGAAGTTATTAATTCCAACCCAAGAAGAACTTAAGAATGCAATAGTTTCTTTTTGAACAAATTGTTTATTTTTATTAAGTAATTCCCAAGCTGTTATTTCAGATATTGTTGGTTTTTGTAAAAGTATGTTTCTTGCTATTTTTTCAGAAATACCTTTAGCGTATTTAATACCATCTAAAGTTTGTCCTAATTGTCCAGCCGAATCACCATCACCATCCACAGTTGCTAATGAAGGATATAAATAATAATATTCACCTGCTCTAGCTGATGATTCGTTACCACCATATAAAATATCCGTTGCTACTGCATCTACAATATATCCCACATCACGTCTACACTTAGCTTCGTTATATTCAAAGAAACTCCATGCAGAATTTAAGAATCCAATAGTTTCAGTTTGGATAAGTTCTTTATTATCAACCAATAATTGATATGCCGTTTGTCTAGATAATGAACTTGATACAAATACATTATTACTCAATACTTGCTCAAGCATATGTTTAGCGTGCCCAATACCACTTAATGTTGGTCCTAATTGAGTTGAAGTTGCAGTTGATGGTTCTATGTAATAATATCTACCAGCCTCTATACTTCTTTCATTTCCACCATAAATAATATCAGTTGCTACCGCATCTAAGATATATCCTACATCTCTCTTACAAGTATCTTCATTGTATTGGAATCCATTCCAACTAGCAGAAACATAAGCAATTACTTCATTTGCTATAAAGTTTTTATTACTTACAATAAGCTCTTTTGCTTGTAATTTATTTTGAGAAACTTTAATAAATTGTTGGTTTCTTAATAATCTATCTGCTAAGTTTTTAGCGTAAGTTACTCCAGTTACAGTTTCTTTTAATTGAGAACCAGTTGCTGCCGATGGATATAGGTAATAGTAAACTCCAGACTTAACACTTCTTTCATTACCACCCCATTTAATATCAGTTGCCACAGAATCAATAATATATCCTACATCTCTACGGCAAGTTGTTTCATCATATTGCTTAGTACTCCAAGAAGAACTAATATATGCAATAGTTTCGTTTTGTATAAATTGCTTATTATACTTTAATAAATCATAAGCAACATTTGATTGTGAAGTAGGTAAACTAAACTGAACACCTCTTACTACTTTTTGTGCTAATTGAGATGCGTATATAATACCATCTAAAGTTTGATTTAATTGTGCACCTTGCGCTTGAGATGGATATTCATAATAGAACTTACCATTTACAACCGAAGCAGAGTTACTATTAAATACCAAATCTTCAGCTGCTCCACTAATAATTAATCCAACATCACGTCTACACTTAGTTTCATCATATGATGCAGTACTCCAAGAAGATGATAAGTAAGCTATTACTTCATCTTGTATAAATGGAATGTTATTTTTAAGAATTCCATAAGCTATCCATTTATTATCATTACTTAAAGGTGATGTATATGATGATGTAGATAATCCAGTTATTATAGAACCAGTTCCATTAGCTATAATATTGGTTACAATAGAAATTGATGCTGATATTAAATTACTTTCAGTAATAGTTGCTGATGATGCTGAAATGTATTGTTGTGTACCAGTAACTTTAATATTATTGTTTGTATTTGAAACTATTGTTGGTACTACATTTAATCCGTTTTCTAAAATATTAATTATAGTGTTGAAACTTGCGCTTACACTATTTAACGGATTTCCAAAATAAGATGAAGATAAAGCTACTGATGATGAATACTGATTAGTATCAGTTATTTTTACTAAAGCAGCTGTATTTTTAACCAATGATGGAATTGAGCCTGTTCCATTTTCTACAATATCTAAAACAATATCAAATGAAGTATTTGATGTAGTTTTATATGTTTGAGATATTGATGCGGTTGATATAAATTGATTTACATTTGTTCTCTTAACCAATCCACTAGCATTATTAACTATTGTTGGTATTGAACCTGTGCCATTATCAATAATATCAATAACAATATCAAATGAATTTTTTATTTTTAAATAATCAGCAGGTTGTGGAGTTATAGATGATGTATGTTGTGTATAAACATATTGATTACTTACAACACTATTTGCTAAAGTTCTAGCATAATTGATTCCTTCTAAAGTTTGCTCTAATTGAGAACCAGTTGCTTGTGATGGGTATAAGAAATAAAATCTACCAGCTTCAATACTTCTTTCGTTACCACCATATAAAATATCAGTAGCAACATTATCAATAATATAACCAACATCTCTTTTACATTTATCTTCGTTATAAGATACTGTTGAAAGATTTGCATTAATCTTAGCTATTGTTTGATTTTGAATCCAATATTTGTTATCTAATAGTAAATCATATGCAGTTTGCTTAGATAAAGATGCAGTTTGGAATATTACATTTTGTACAATTTTTTGAGCAAGTCCACTAGCATATCTAATACCATCTAAAGTTTGATTTAATTGTGCACCTTGTGCTTGTGATGGATATTCATAATAGAATTTACCATTTATAGCAGATGCTGATATAGAATTGAAGATTAAATCTTCCGCTGCTCCACTTACTATTAATCCAACATCACGTCTACATTTACTTTCATCATATGAAGCTGTACTCCAAGAAGATGATAAGTAAGCGATAGTTTCATCTTGTATAAATTTAATATTTTGCTTTAATAAATTATAAGCGTAATATGCATTAGATGCAGATGTTGCTGAACTATAAACTGATACAGATGGTACTGCTGAAAGCCCATTTGCTACAATATTCATTACCAATCCAAATGAAGAAGAAAGTATATTTGCTTCATTTGATGTACCAATATATGATGATGTAATGTATTGCTGAGTGGTTGTTGCTTTAATATTATTAGTTGTATTTAAAAGAACAGAAGGTATAGAACCAGTTCCGTTTTCTACAACATCCAAAACTATTGCAAATGATGAACTTACATTTTGTACATCTATTGTATCTACATTATTTGAAGAAGTTATTTGAGAACCTGCTATTCTTGCAACACCTTTTAATGAAGATGATACTATTGTTGGAATAACTGCAACCCCTTTATCAATAATATTGATTACATTACCAAATGATGATGATATTATTAACTTATCAGAATCATTTGTAGAATTATTTATTTTATATTGTATAGAATTTGTCTTTTTTATACCAGCATCAGTATTAGATACTAATGATGGGTATGCAGAGCTTCCACTTTCTATTATTTTAGAGACTGTATCAAATCCATCTTCTATTGCTTTACCACCAATTGCTATTAGTTTTGATAAATCTCTACCAAAATTAATAGCATCAATTGTTTCCTCACTTTGGTCAGATGTTGCTAAATTTGGATATTTGTAATAGAATCTTCCAGAAATTATACTTCTTTCATTACCACCATATACCAAGTCAGTAAGAACACCATCAAGTATAAATCCAACATCTCTATAACACTTAGAAGTATTATATTTTAATGAAGGATATACTTCACTTACATAATCAATTACATTTTGTTGTATTAATGCTCTTTGCTCTTTAACTAATTGTCTAGCGTTTAATACTAATGTTGTTGGTTGTACTAAAACTTTATTTAAAATAATGTTTTGTGCTAATCTATTAGCGTATTCAACACCAGTTGTAGTTGGGTCTAATTGTGCAGTTGTAGAAGGTACACCACCAACAGTTGCTGATGATGGGAATTTATAATAAAACTCGCCCGCAATAGATGTTCTCTCATTACCACCATACACTAAATCGGTTCTTACTGCATCAATAATATACCCTACATCTCTCTTACATTTATCTTCATTGTATAATACACCACTCCAAGAAGAACTTACATATTCAACAACTTCATTTGCTATAAGTTGTTTGTTCTCGTTCATCAATCTACTTGCTTCTAATTTATCAGAATTAGCTGATTGGAATATCGAACCACTTACAATATTTTGTGCAATTCTACTAGCATATTTTACACCATCGGTTGTTTGTAGTAATTGAGAACCAGTTGCCTGTGATGGGTATAAGAAATAATACAACCCTGCTACTCTACTTCTTTCGTTACCACCATAAACTAAGTCAGTTCGTACCGCATCAATAATATAACCCACATCTCTCTTACAAGTTGTTTCGTTATAATCAAATCCACCCCAAGAAGAACTTAAATATGCAATAGTTTCATTTTGTATAAACTCTTTGTTATTAAATAATAAAGCGTTTGATGCAGAAATATTTGTTGATGGTAAACTAAACGTTATACCTTGTGTAATTACTTTTTGTGCCAATCTACTTGCGTAGTTGATACCATCTAAAGTTTGATTTAATTGTCCACCAGTATCACCATCATTACCAATAGTTGCTTGCGATGGATATTCATAATAGAATTGTCCGTTTACAATAGATGCGGAGTTAGCACCAAATAAAAGGTCTTCAGCTGCTCCACTAACAATCAATCCAATATCTCTCTTACACTTAACTTCATCATATTGGAATCCAGCCCAAGACGAACTTAGATATGCAATAGTTTCGTTTTGTATAAATGGAATGTTAGCTTTTAATATTTGATATACACCAACTTTAGTAGAAATACTTGCGGTATAAATTGTTTTTGCAAAAAGGTCTACATTTCCAGTTTCAACTATTTGAGTTACTTTAGAAATAGATTGAGAAATAAATGATATATCTTCCAAACTACCACTATAAGATGCTGATATAAATTGTGAAGTTGACGTTACTTTGATATTTCCTGCAGTATTTTGAACTAATGTTGGTAATACTGAAGTTCCGTTTGTTATTGCATTTATTATTGTACCAAAAGAAGAACTTATACTAGCGGTTTGATTATTCGTACCAACATTTGCACTAATCCATTGTGGAGTTGATGTTACTTTAATACTTGCTGATGTGTTTGAAACAAATGTATCTAATTGAGATAATCCACCACTAATAATTTCAACAACATACGCAAATGATTGTGAAATAGATGAAGTTAAATTAGAAGAAACAGTTGAACCAAATACTTGCTCAATATCGGTTACTTTAATTAAATTTTCTACAGAAGATGTAAATACAGGCTCTGCTACAATTCCACCACCAATAATAGAAGTAACAATATTAAAGTTTCTATCAATAGTATTAACTTCATTTGGTGTTACATATGATGATGTTATTTGAGAACCACTTGTTACATTTAATGGATTTGCAACATTCCAATTTTGACCTGTGTTTTGTGCTAAAATAGATGGAATTGCTGATAATCCTCTTTTAATAATTCCTTCCATTATTGAGAAAGAACTACTAATTATATTTTGTTGTGTTTTAGTTCCACTTATAGATGATGTAACATTTGTATTAGATGTTACTTTAATATTTTTTTCATCATTGTTTACAATTCTCGGTGTATCTAAAACAATATTTTGTACAATATAGTCTCCAATGATTTTAGAATACTTTATACCACCAATTGTTTCTTTTCTTTGAATAGAAGTTGCAACAGATGGATAATCATAATAATATCTACCAGCAGTTACAGCTCTTTCATTTCCACCATATAATAAATCGGTTGCAACATTATCAACTATATAACCAACATCACGTCTACACTTATCGGTATTATATTTTAATTGTGGATACGCAACATTAATATATTCTATGGTTTCATTTTGAATTAATGATTTATTTTGTTTAAGTAAATCGTAAGCAGTTTGAGTTGATGCATTTGGTTGATTAAATGTTTTATTTTTAACCAAATTTGTTGCCACACCAGCAGCATATCTTATACCATCTAATGTTTGTCCTAATTGTCCTTCCGAATCACCATCTCCTCTTACAATTGCTAATGATGGGTATAAATAATAAAATCTACCCGCCTCTCTAGCTCTCTCATTACCACCATATTTTAAGTCAGTAATTACGGCATCTACAATATACCCAATATCTCTACGGCATTTAGCTTCATTATAATAGAAATTAGACCAAGACGAACTTAAGAATGTTATAGTTTCTTCTTGTATAAATTTCTTATTTTCAAATAAATTATCAGCTACATTTTTCTTTTCTTGCAAATATGCATTATCTAAAATATTAGTAAAGTTTGAATTTTTAACTAAATTTATAGCTAATCCAGCTGCATATTTAACTGCTGTTTTTGTTGGGTCTTTTTGTACAGTTGTTGCTTCAGATGGATATTCGTAATAGAATCTACCAGCAGTAATACTATTATTGTTACCACCATAAATAAGGTCTTGACAAACCGCATTAACTAAATAACCAACATCTCTACGGCAAGTTGCTTCATCATAACTAAAATCAGACCAAGATGAAGATACATATTGAATTACTTCTTCTTGTATAAATGCCTTACTTCCAGTTAAAATTTCATAAGCATTTAATATATCAACATCATTTGTGGATTGATTACTTCCAGATATTGTTTGTGGATATGTTAATGTATTTGAAATTAAATAGAATGGTGTTTCTGAATTATTTACAATATCAAACTTACCACTTAAATTATTATTAATTTGTGCAGTATAGTATAATGTGTTTGGTGCATCATATGGTACAGTAAATGTTATATTACCAACACTATCACCATTGTTTACAACACCTTTATTATAATCATATCTATCATCAATTCCTTCATATAATTCTGTTCTAATAAAGAATGGATAATCTATACCACCCTGTCCTTCCGATGCGCTTATGTAAAATTTATAAGTTTCACCTCTATACAATCTAATTGTTGCATTTGGCCCAACACCATCCCAATTATAAGATGAACTATTTACATTAGTTACTGTATAACTTCTTCTATGGTCATTTGGAATACTTAATATGTTACTACCCGTACCATTTGCTAATATATTATAAATTATACTAAAGCTTGAACTTACTTTATTAACTGATACACTTGCTGATAAATAAGATGGTGCCCCTAATTGACTAATTGCTTCATCACTAATTCTTACACCCAAATCAGCTGAGGCTGTAAATTTGAACGAACCAGTACCATTATTGAATATACTTAATATTACTCCGTATGAAGAACTTATACTATTTAAATCTTCTAAAGATGCAGATAATGATGATGTTATTTGTTCAGCTCCTAAAATATTATATGGAGAATCTGCACTATATCCTTTATTAGAACTTCTTGCTAATAAAGTTGGAAAATCAGATGTTCCATTTTCAACAATTGCACTAATTAATTTAAAATCAGATGATATTTCTAGGTGATGATAAACGAATACCTTCCGCAGTATTTAATGTAGTTACTTCAGGTAAAGCGTCTAAACCTCTATTCAATACATCAACAACCACACTCCAACTTGCTCTTACTCTATTTCTAGCATCAACGTTACCACCACTACCAGAAATAAAACGAGAACCAGATGCATACATACCATATAAACCAAACGAAATGTTTGAGTTGTTTAGGGTAGCGTGCCCACCATTGTTTACTCTAATAGCGTAATATGAGAAGTTATTAAAGAAAGATACCAGCTGAATAAATCCTCTACCATTTACCAAACATCCCACACCATTTGGAGAAATCTGCGTATAAGCATCCAATACCATTGAAGCCAACGGAGAGTCTGGGTCTATCACATCACCATTAACATAAAGACCCCCACCACCTGGCGGAATTTCTTCGTAAAGTTCGGTGAATGAATTCTCTTGGTTTGAAATCTGCGAGCAGTTCTGAACGTATGGTGAAGTTGTAATAAATGCACCAGGTTGGAAAGCAACGGCAAATCCTTTTTCAGGATTTATTTGGTCTGGGTATAA